ATTCAATTCGCAGCTAACGAATGGCAAGACTACCAATTAGCGACAAGTGCAATAGAAAAAAACTTACTCAGTAATTTTAGCAATACTATACCCGTTATAAACGCTTTTAGTAGTTCAAATAATTGGTTAAAGGTAAAGACTGACCAAAAGACTCAGATTCAATGGCTGCAAAGTGGAGCGACTGCAAATTTTAGAGTATGGTTTAAAACCTTAGACGCTTCTTTTACTCAAGTTTCACTAAGTCAATTAGACCTAACCACTACCGCAAAGGGTTATTTTGCTTTGGATATTGGTAGGCAAGAAGCATCTGCTCACGCTTGGGATACTCCGATAGTATGGACTGCGGCTAAATATTACGCAGTAGCGATATACGATGAGTCTACGACTGAGCTTGTATCTAATGCCTATCTTTACGAGTTAGATGAGTGTGATACTAACTATACTACTTATGAGCTGCATTGGCTTAATCGTTGGGGCGGCTTTGATAGCTTTGTCTTTGATGGCAAGAGCAACCAAACTACGGGGGTAAATAAGACCTTTGCTAAATACTCACCTGATAGGATAAGCGGAACGAGTTTAAGTTACTCAACCTACGCACAACGTACAAGAGCTTTTAACACCGCTACAAGCGAGAGTTATTCGCTTAATAGTAGATTGCTACAAGACTTCGAGGTAAGTGGCTTAGAAGACCTCGTAACGAGTCCAGAAGTTTATTGGAATAGCGAAGCTGGATTTGTAAGCGTAAACGTAAGCGGCAACACCTACCAACACGCTAAAAGCGAGAACGGATTAGTTTATAGCCTTGCTTTAGATATGACGATTGAAAACTCAGATGAGAGACAATGGTAATAGAGCATATAATAGCGGGCTACTCTATACCGCATAACGAAGGGGCTATACCTCTAACCAAAGAGGCATACGATGTTAACAACCCACAAAAGAGGCTATCGGATTACTCTAAGACTATTACTATACCTGAGGGCAAATTAGTAAATCAAATCTTCGAACACGCCTTCGATGTAAACATAGATTATCAGACTTTTAATCCTAATCTAAAAACAAGCTATCAGATTATTCAAGATGGGGTATTGGTTATTGACGGATACTGCCAACTCTTAGCGATTAAAAATATAGATGGATTAGTAACTTATGAGATAGCTGCAACTGGTAAGGTAGGCAACCTATTTGAGAAGATTAAGGATAAGTACTTGCAAGACTTAGACCTATCCGCTTTAGACCACGCTTGGAGTCAAGCTAATGTCGTAGATAGCTGGACTGCTCCAATAGGCGAGGGTTACGTTTACCCTATGATTGACATAGGAGGGAGAAGCCGTTACAATAATTGGAAGGTACAAGACTTTAAACCAGCTATTTATCTTAAGCAATACATAGACTCTATACTCTCGGAGGCTGGGTACACTTACGATAGTACCTTTTTAAATACAACTTTATTTAAGAGCTTAATAGTTCCTTATGGAAGTGGTAAGATACTTCTCGATAATGCAGCTATATTGTGCAAGGAGTTTAATGCTGAGTGCGTGACAAGCGATTTAGTACAATGTCAAAGCATAGTAAACCCAGCTAACTTAGCAGATAGCATATTAATCTTTAACAAGACAGATACCTATGAAGATTACTACGAAAGGGTAATAGCTGACGGAGGAGTACTTGAGAACCAAGCTTGCTTAGAAGCGGCTTTCGATGTTAGCACCGAGTTCTTTAATACTTGCCAAAACGAGTATAATGTAGCGACTGGTATTTATACGGCTGGAGCAAACAATAATATAAGTCTGCAAGGAGTATTAAACTTTGATGTAATTTATAACGAGAGTAGCGCAATAAACACAGATTACCTTAATAAAATAATTGACGGGCTTAGCGTTTTTACTTTTAAAGCAAACGTAAATTGTTGTGTAGTATTAAAAAGGGCTGGTATATATAAAATAATACAAACTTTAAATTTAGACATAACTCAAAACGCAATAGACAACCCTTTAGCTGGTCCGTCTTCGTTAATACCAAATAACTCATTTACTTTTAAAACTGGTCAGCTCGATTTACTTGAAAACGATGAGGTATTTTTAGCAATTGGGTGGGTTGTTTATTCTTCTTTTCAAACTATATATAACGATACAGACTTTCAATTTAGATTAAAAACGGGAAGTACTTTAGCGTCTAAGTATTTAGAGACTGAGATTGGATTAGGTGATACTATTGCTACTCGATTAGTAATACCAAAAAATATTAAGCAAGTAGATTTATTTAGCAGCGTAATTAAACGCTTTAATCTTTATATTGACTATGACTCGATAGACGAAAATAAGCTCATTATAGAAACAAGGGACGATTACCTAACCTCTGACAGAGTAGATATAGAGCAGATAGTAGATAGATCAAAAGACTATCTTATTAAGCCACTTGGAGCGTTAGATGCTGGTAGGTTTATCTTTACCGACCTATTAGACAAAGACTCTATTAACGACACCTACAATAAGGTTTACGATGAGACCTACGGGCAGCAAATAATAAATGTAGATAACGATTTTATAACAAACGATAAAACCATAACTACAATATTCGCACCTACTCCACTTTACTCAGTAGAGAATAACGATAGGGTAATATCTGCTATGCTATTTGTAGATGATAATGGTAAAGTAGTAGAAGCAACCGCAAAGATTAGGCTATTATACTGGGGTGGATTATTGCCTACTCAAAGACCTTGGACTTTAGGGCTTGACTTATTTATTAACAATCAAAGCTTTTACCCTTACGCTGGGCATTTAGATAATCCCTATGCACCTACCTTCGATTTAAACTGGGGAGTACCGAAGCAGCTATATTATAACTTTAACTACGGCAAGGTTTACACCCTCAACTATCCGAATACTAACTGCTATAATTTCTTTTGGAAAAAATATATAGACGAGATAACGGATAAGAATAGTAAAATACTTGAATGCTACTTAGCTCTGAGACCTTACGACTACAACGAGCTTTCATTCCGTAAAAACTACTATATTGATGGCAGCTACTGGAGATTATTAAGCGTAGTAGATTATGACGCTACAAGCGGACAAACTACAAAGTGTAGCTTTTTAAAGGTAGAGCCAAAGGATGCTTTCGTAGGTGAGATAAAACCAGTTTACGGAGGAATAGATACTTATGAAGATGGCAACGATTTACCGATAGGCGATGCACTCGTAAAACCTAACGGCAATAGTGGTCAGACTCAAGACTCGCTCCAATTCGGACAAAGCGTTAAGGGTGGAACTCGCTCTATAATTGCTTCGGATAATGTAAGTCAATCCTTAAACTCAGTAAACGCTCTAATAGTAGGTAGTGATTACTCAGAGGTAAACGCTGACAACGTCACTATAATTAACTCGCCTTATACTAACGCTATAAGACCTGACGAGACTTATATAAACGGGCTCTTTGTAGAGAAGTTAGCTTCGATAGTTGTTCCTACATCAGTACTTGAAAACTTAACGCAAGGTCTTGAGATCTTACCTACTTTGCCCGATAACGAGTTCTACCAAATAACGAGGGGCTATATAAGGCTAAATGGTGATGCTGCAATGAGCGGACACAAATTAGAGCTTCAAGTATCAGTAGAGGGACATTCTTTGTATAGCATAAAAGCAGCGTTTTTTAACACCGCAGATAACGTAGGGTATATAGACGAAGACGCTCACTTGGCAGCTGACATACACTTCGGAGAAGCTATAATCTTAATAAACCCCACTACTGATATGACCTTTCCAAGCGGCGAAACAACTTTAACACTTAATTTAGTATATCGTATAATAAAACTATAATGGCAGATAAAAAAATAGCCTTAGACTTAGAGGTAAATATTAAAAAGGGCGATATGACCCTTGGGGAGTTAAATAAGCAGCTTGAACACTTAGGCATAAATATAAAAGAGCAAAAAGCTATACTCATCGAATTTGAAAAGGAGTTAATCGACCTCGATAAAATACAATCAAGTACGTCTAAAAATGACGTATCGATGCAAGAAGAATCAAACTCGCTAAGAAAGCAGCTAAAAGAAGCTATTAACGACCAAAAGTTAGCTATCAAAGAGCTAAATAATGAGGAAGCTAAAGCTCAAGGCGAAGCAGAGAGTTATAACAAGGAGGTTAAAAAAAGTACAGAGCTACTCGATGAGAACACTAAGGCTAAACGTGAAAACGCTAAAGCCCAAGAAGAAGAAGGAGCAGAAGAGAAAAAAGGAATACAAATAAAAGCTGGACTAAAGAAAGGTATTTCTGCGGTAGGTACGGCATTTAAGGCTATGGGCATAGGTCTTGTAGTTGCTGGCTTAAAGTTCTTATATGATGCTTTATCGAGCAATCAGAAAGTAATGGATGCAGTCAGCACCGTTACAGAGACGATAAGCATAGTAATGGCTAAAGTAGTCGATGTAATTGCAAATGTTGTAGAGCAAGTCGGTAAGAGTTCAAAAGGATTTGAAGGTCTAAAGAATGTCATACTCGGTATGATTACAATAGCCTTCACTCCGCTAAAATTATCTTTCTATGCTATTAAATTAGGAATACAAGAAGCACAATTAGTTTGGGAGAAGTCTTGGCTTGGTAGTGGGGATACTAAAACAATAAAAGAACTTACTAAAAGCATAGATGAGACTAAAGACTCTATCGCAGAAGTAACCAAAGATGCCGTAAAAGCCGGAGGGCAAGTAGCTGATAATTTAGGTAAAGCGATAAATGAAGTTAGTCAAGTAGTAACCGCATCCATAGACGGCGTAAGTAAGATAAGTTTAAGCGGAGCATTAGAGCAAGCTAAGGCAAACGTAGCTATAAAAAATTCTGCTCAGACCGCAGCTGCTACTCAGGCTTTACTCGTAGAGGAGTACGATAGACAAGCCGAGAAACTAAGACAAATAAGAGACGAAGAGCGTAATAGTATCGAAGTAAGAAAAAAAGCAAATGACGATTTAAACTTAGTTTTAGACAAGCAAGAGGAAGCTCTGCTATCTCAAGCGGATTTATTGATAAAAGCAGCTAAAGCAGAAGAGGCAAAAGGTAAAAACACCGAAACGACTACCGCAAAAATTGAGGCTCAAGGCAATAGACTTGGAGTACTTGCACAAATAGAAGGTTTAAGGTCTGAGCAAAAAGCGAATGACCTTGCTTTAGATAGGGAGCGTTTAGAATTAAATAAATCCTTATCTATGTCAGAAGCTCAATTAGCTTATGAGCGTAAGAAGTTTGATGCGGAGCAAATTACCGATAAGCTAAAATCATTAGAAGCATTAAGAGATATAGAGAAGCAACACCAGCAAGACGAAACATTAAGGCTTGAAGGTATTATAGAGGCTACTAAAAAAGGGACTCAAGCGGAAGCCGATGCATTAATAGCATTAGACGAATTTAAAGAAACGAGTAGACAAGCTAATATAACTGCGGAGGCAGCGGTATTGGCTGAGATAGAAGCTCTAAACAAAAAAGGGGCGTCTGACGCAATAGCTTTACAAAAAAGTAAAGTTGATTTAGCTATGAGTACTTTAACTGCTCTAAGTAATTTAGCTAACGCTTTTGCAGAAGGAGACGAGCAAAGACAAAAGAAAGCATTTAAGCTAAATAAAGCCATCGGCATTGGACAAGCTATTATGTCAACTGCTCAAGCAGTTACTGGGGCTTTATCAGAGCCAAGTTTAATCCCTGGCGAGAGATTTGTTAAAGCTGGAATCGCCGCTGCGGTGGGTGCGACTCAAATAGCTACAATTGCTAAGACTCAATTTAACGGAGGCTCTAATAGTATTACTCAGCCAACTTTAGGAAGCGGCGGAGCTGGAGCAGCCCCGATAGGATTTACTCAGAACTTAAATACTACTCAAGTGCCTACAACTAAAGTAATAGTGACAGAGACTGACATACGGAGAGCCACAAGGAATATAGACGGAATTTACAACAAAGCGGTTGTAGTGGAGTAAGACATTATAGGTCTATCTCTTCGTTAAGTGCCAGTATTGCGTTATCTATTGAGACTTGATGCCAGCCAGCGCACAACATTAAGTTTGTGAAGTTTTTCAAAACATCCGTTGCGTCTAAATCGTCTACTTTTGTTTCAAAGGAGTAAGTATCTCCATAGTGTTTAAATGTTATTATCATTTTATTTGTTTTTTTACTTTATTCCAGTATTTAATAGTGCTTTGTTTTTTGTGTCCATTATAGCCGCCGTTCCAAGTCCTTGCTATTTCCTCATCGCTTGCACCTTTAAGATGTGAGCGTAAAATATTGAACATTTGAATAGATTTTACCTTACTCCACCTATCTGACAAAGTAAAGCTATCCTTACCTAACAACCTATTAACCTCTCTAACCATAATAGGGCGTATTTGCAAGCACCCTACGGCATCTTCTTTGGAGTTATAAGCCAACGTATCGCCTCCGCTCTCTACTTGTATTATAGCAGCTATTAGAGGGTCTTGGATTATTTCTTGTTTTGGTTTATCGTACCACATTGAAGCGGTACAAAAAAACATAAAAATCGGGATTATTAAAAGTGTATATTTCATAAGTGCGAATATAGTGTTAAAAAACAATACAAGCAAAAGAAACTTTTTGCCCCTTGTATGTTCTTATCGTATATACCTATTGAATGGATTTGCCTTTTATCGAATTTAAGCTATCTGATGACGTCGAAGGACTGCAAGCGATAGCCTTTGTAGACGCTCCAGCTATTGGATTAAACTATCAGGCTTTTGCTCCGCATAAGTTTGAAATAATTAACGAGGAAAAAAGAATCGTTATGGGTGCAGCTATGATACCTGATCTTCCTATTTACAGAAGAGACGAAAGAGGCGAGTACTACGCTATATTCCGTAAGGAGACTATTAAGGCGTTAGTACAAAAGCTATTCAAAGAAAACAAACACAACAATTTTAACGAGCAGCACAACGCTTTTAAGATATTGGATGGTGTTTACATCTACCAGTCTTTTATCACAGACAAAGAACTTGGCATTTTACCTCCTCAGGGTTTTGAGAATGTAGCGGATGGAACTTGGTTCATAGCTGCAAAAGTAGAAAATGACGAAGCGTGGTCTAAGGTAAAGGAAGATGGAATACTTAAAGGATTTAGCGTTGAGGGTGTGTTTGATTTAGAGCCGTATAAATTTAAAAAAATGAATAAACTAAACTTAGATAGCGTAATCAGTACGCTAAAGTCTGTATTTGCAGACGCAGAAACTGAGGTAGTAGCTGAGGAAAAAATCTTCGGTGAGGCTGCTTTAGTAGATGGAACTATCGTTAAATGGGAAGGCGAACTAATGGAAGGTACTGCTCTTGTAGTAGTATTACCTGAGGGAGAAGTAGCTGCTCCTGACGGTATCCACGAAATTTCAGACGGAACTATTATCGAGACCGCTGGCGGATTAGTAGTAAACATCCAACCGATGAGCGAAATCGCAAGCGAGGAAAACGAGTTCACTACTGAGATGTTAAACGAAATGGTAGAGAAAGCTCTTGCTAAATACGCTGAGGCTTTTACTGCTACTTTAGAAGGTATGAAAGCTGAAAACGACTCGCTTAAATTAGAGTTAGCTGCTATCGTAGCTGACAAAGAAACTTTAAGAAATGAGTTTAGTGCAACTTTAAACAAAGTAGGTACTGAGCTTGAAGAAATCGTAAAAAGTGAGGCGGCTACCTCTTCAAAGCCACAAGAATTTAAAGCACAAAGTAGAGCGGAAAAAGCGGCGGCTATGGGTGCAATTATCAGAGCAAACAAATTAAAATAAATAAACAAAAATGAGCTTTAATGTAGCCTCGTTAACAAATTACGTTAACGAACAATCAACAGACCTTATCTCAAGACTATATTTTGAGAAAACTTCAAGTGATTATTTCACTTTGCAATCAGGCGTTAAGAAAACTGACGCTTTACACTTATTAGCGGTAACTGCTTTTCCACAAGACGGTAGCGGATGTTCTCCTACTGCTTCAGGCGACGTAGTATTCTCTAACAGAGATATTACCGTTGGTCAAATTACTTACTTCTCTGGTTTCTGTATGAAGGATTTGATACCTAAGTATACTCAAATCTTGCTAAGAGCTGGTAACGCTGAAAC